CATAGCATACCAAAGTAAGTAACCAGCAGCAGTTGTTGTTTTACCTGTCTGACGAGGTAATAAGTTAACATTAAATCTATGTTGGTGATAGCTGTCGATTAATCTACGTTGGTAATCAAATGGTTCGTATTTTAGTTTACCTCTAACAGGATGTTGTATATAGAAAAAGTTTTCAAGGAAGTAATGTGGACCTGTTTCTGGATCCATACATTTAGCAAGATTTTCTAGATCTTCTTCTGTAAATCTTTGTGTACTGTGTGCACGTTTGACCAAAGCTCCGTCTAAGTTTTTGCTTCCCATAATATTATTTACTGAAAAAAATAGCCACCTAAGTGGCTATTTGGATAACTTAAAAATTGATTATTTTTTAAGTCCTGCTAATTTCAACATAGATTCCATTGTATCTTCTTCACTTACACTTTCGCTAGGTAATTTACCTTCTGCTGCATCTTGATCTTTTTTTACAGCAGCGTCAGCAGCATCTTTACCCCAACGTTTGTCCATTCTAGCCTTCATACGATCACTTTGATCACCTGCTAGACCTGTTCTGTTTTTCCAAGGATTATCACCGACAGCCATTTTGTTATAGGCTTTTGCTGCTAGTTTTTGAGAAATTTCTGCTACTTCTTGATCTTCACCTAAAAACTTACGATATTCTGCCATTAGACTTTCGTAAGTTGCAGCCATTGGATTATCACCACGTTGTGCTGCTGGATACTGTTTCTTTTCTTTATGTAGATCATTACCGCTAGGAACAGCAGCATCATAACCCGCAACTTGCTCATCGGGAGTATTATCATATTCGTCTACTTTTTCTTCTTCATCGTCATCTGACGAAGAATCATCTGCATCTGCACTAGGAGTATCATCAGAACTTGCGTCTCCTGCATCGTCATCTGATGGATTTAATTTATCAATCATTGAACGCATTACTGAAGTATCATCTGCCCCTACATCTGGACCAGCATCGACACTAGGTTCAACATCAACAACGGCAATTCCATCGGCGCCGGCCATTGGTTCTTCACCTCCCATTGGCATTTCAGGTGCTGGGTTCGATTGTCCAGCTAATGTCATTATGTCTTTTAACATAGAACTTAGCTCTTCACCTGTAGCTGCTGTCATGTTGATACTTGCTGGACTATGAGGATGACTCATACCCATACCGCCCATCATTCCGCATTCATCTAGACTTTCGTCTACACGTTTTTCTTGAACAATATTAGGATTTTGTGCATCTAGTTCTGCAAGACGCTTTAATACATCGATCATTTGCATATTATTTTCCTTTGCCGCTAATTGGGCTTAGTCGTTTATCTTCAGAGTCGGTGTTAAATTTTGCAGCACCTTCTGTAGGAATTTGTTCATTGCGTTCTTTACGCTGAAGTTTTAGGATATCATTTAATTCTTTAACAAACCCACTATTGTATTTGTCCCCATAAAAATCTTCAAATTTAGCATTTGGAGATTCTTTATAAGTAGGATCGTCTAATAGTGCACCTTCACGTTTTGCAGGTTCGACATGTTGGTATTCTTCAGTAGGTTCGCCTGGTCGACGAACTGCTAAATGTGATTTACTAACACCGCAGTTATTTGCAATAAATTCAGTAAGCTCATGCTGTGTAGTCGGATAGTCTAAAGTAACTTCATAGATACTAACTTCACAGTTTTTTACTTGTGGGAAATCAAGTGGTAATTCTTGTATAGGAGTTTTTCCTGCTTTTTTCCAACCACTTACTGCATATTTGTCTAGTGCTGATTTTAAGTTTGTTTCTTGCTCAGTGGTAAAATCTCCGGCAATTTTAATGCGGAAATCATAACGTTTTTGAGACTCAGATAGATATTCTTTAAATGATTTCATAGTTAATTATTTATTCAAATTCTTAAGTTTTTCAAGTATGCTATTACGGTCAGTAATAATATAACCTTCTCCTTCGATTGGCTCGTTTTCTTTTGAACCATTCTTTTTATCTAAGGCTAATTTTTTAATTTGTAAATCAACCATCTTAAGTTTTTTATCTATTTTTGCACTTTTTGCTTGTATTGCTGCATTCATCATTTGTGCTGCAACTTCAAACATTCGTGCACCGTGCCTAGCTTCGACATTCATACCAAGGTCCATTAGATCGTCATATGCTTTTTCTGCTTTACTTGCTAATGAATCTAACTCGTCATCGGCCATATCTCCTAGGCCTTTAACTTTAGGAAGTGCTGCTGCAATTTTATCAAATTCTTCAAGTTTATCTTGAAGATCGATTGTTGGCACCGGAGTAGCAGATGCTTGGCTAGGTGGTATAAGAGTTTCTTCCTCTTGAGGAGCTATGTTGAGAACTTCTTCTAATCGTTTAGTCATAATCTATTACTTATTTTTGTTTGCTACCGTTCTGAAAAATATCATTTTCATTTATTACTCGAAATTGTATGCCATTTTGTTTACACCAATTACCTGCTGCTGCCCACTTTGCCATATTTTTTACATATTGTGCTTGATTATATGGGTTCTTACCTACTTTTTCTTTCAGCATTTGATTTGCTGGTTTAATTTCAATTAGTTCTGCATGTTTTTTCATATTTCTATCAAGATATATGATTAAAAAATCAGGAACATAAACTGTTTGTTTACCTGTTAATGGATCTCTGTATGGAATCTTTACGCTTTCGCTTGCCCATTGTTGTATACTAGGATTGTTATCGCAAAACATCATAAATGTTAATTCCCAACTACTGCGATATTTTGGTACTCCTAGCCCTATATATTTTTCAGGGTGTTTAATTTTATAGGCACCTTGGCTAAACTTTAAACTCATGCCAATATATTTCTTTGAATTTCTGCATTAGGTCTTGGAGGTTGTGCAATTCCTAAACTACTTGTTTTAAATCTATTGTAATTTAAAATCTCTCCAAGGAGACCAGATAGCTCGATGCTGTTTAATCCCTTAAGTGTATCTAATATTTTCATCGGATTAAAACCGTCTCTTTTTGATTGAGATATAATAATTGTAGATATCGATTCTGCTGCTGCTTCGTCGAATCCTCTATTAGTAAAAAATCCAGTCATTGCAGCATATACTGAAGAATTTATTTCAATAGGTGCAGTGTAGTAAGAACTAAACGCTTGAATAGTTGATTCAGAATTGCTACTGTTAGTTGGTAAATTAGAATAATTTTGACTCATATTAGATTCCGCCGCCTAATTTAGAAAGTAATGACACAGGAGCAGCTTCTGTTAATCCATTGTTACTAGAATTAAACCCGGCAAATGTATTAATACCTACACCGCCAGGTACATTAAATTTTCCAGCCTGTGATTCTATGTCAGAGAACGAAGAATTAAAAAGACTGTTAGCCACACTGTATCCACTATTTGAACCCGGAAATCCTTTAAAATCTCCAGGAGTAGGTTTTAATGCACTACCAAAACCAGATGCAGGAATAGGAGATTTAAAATTACCACTTGTAGTTCCATATACATCATCTTTACCTGATGTGTTTCCATAACCTGCCGAATAAGGGCTCTTTGTATTGTCGTAATATATTGCTGTAAAATTTTCTGGATTTGATCCTGGCTCAATTGTGCCTTGATTGTATAGTACAGTCTCGTATGCTAATCCCATTCTATTTTGTAAAATTTTATTATTTTCATTTTGATTTAAAGTATCATGTGCCCATTCAGTTACTTTAGGATTTACTAAAGTAATTTGTGTAAATTGTTGCATATGTAAAACATATAAATCAACTGTTGTAAAAAATGGATCTAAACTTTTTTTATAATGGTATCGCCCGTATTTTATATCATCGGCTAAAAATTTAGTGTCTTTAAATTCATATGGTAGTTCATTTCTTTTTGGTCTACCTAGTGCAGAACCGCCATAATTGCTATCTCGATAAGAATGTCTAAAATACTGTATCCATAAATTATTAATAATGTCAGAACTGTCATCATGAAATTCAATACTAACATTTTCATAAGTTAATTTTGTTTGTACTACTGTTTTTCTGTTATATTGATTAAGTGTCTCTGTACTAATTTTAAATTTAGGTAAATCTACTTTTTTAACTAAAAATCCTACATCAGCAACTTGCTTATTTGCAAACTCAGCATCTTGAATAGCATCTAGATTAATGTTAAAGTTTACAAAAAACAAAAATCCTAGTTTCGGTATCTTGGCATAATTATTATCAAGATATAAACGAGAGGCATGTTGATAATCTCTCAATATAGTTGAGCTGTTGCTAGATAACCAATTTGTAAATGCATTAGACATACAAATATTTAGCCAAATAAAAAAGCCCGGTTATTAAGCCGGGCTTTGATAACAACAGCGATATTATTAACCTGTTGTTAGGCCTTGTCCTGTTGGAGACCTTCTTGGTAATCCAACTTCTAAACCAATACCAGATTCTGGACCACCTGGCTCTTGTAACTGAATTACGTTATCGCAGCTAATAGTTAATGTAATATCCATAGCTTCGTTTGTTGCGTAATTTCCTTCAGAATATGTAACTTGCTTAATGAAACAACCTAGATATTCAAAGCTTTCTAGTGTAACAGGCTCATACCCACCGTTACCACCGTCAAGAATTTCAACTCTATATCTGAATTTGTAATCAATACCTGCTGGTGCAGCGGCTTGCTCAAAGAAATCAAATTGTTTCTGCATTTGTTCGCCGATTTTCTTGCTTACGATTCCACTAGCATCGTCGCGAATGACTAGTTTAGTATCAGCAATAGTATGCTTACCAGCAATTTTTACTTTACTGTTGTAAACCTCTAATGGGATTGTTTCAAAGGTAATGTCTGGTCTCGAAGCGTTGATTACCTGTTTAGTTAACTCTGTACTAGGATTGCTTGCAACACCAAAGTTATCTAATGTTACTCTAAAGCGATACTTTAGCTTAGGCATTAGGAGACCTTGTGTAGAAGAACCACCTGCTCCCGATAAAGGTACTGTAAATCTATTTAAACTTGCAATTGGCATATAAATGCTCCTTATTCTTTGTTATTTACCTTTTATAGTCCGGCTG